CAATTCAAGTGGACAAAAGATCAATGTATCCAAGCCTATAACCCTCAATTAGACCAAAAGCAAAAAGAAGAGCTTGCTCAAAAGACGGGTAATACAATGGATGCACTTGTTAAGCAATACAATCCATCTAAGCCCTTTGATGATTACTCAGTTAATGTTTCCTATGAACCTACTGCAAAACCTGTTTTTTCAGGTTGTATGAAGAAAAATGGCAAGTATGTCGCTTATACTCAACAAGGAACAATATTGCATGATGTATCACAAGCTGACTGTAAGCGAGTTGTTGAGGATGGAGATAGACCGTTTAACTATTACGCTCAACAACAGCAAGTTAATACACAGCAACCACAGCAACAAACTACCCAAGTTCAACAACAACTCAGTGCTGAGGATTTGGACAAATTCCAACAGGCTAAAAAACAGGGTCTAATTTAATGGATACCCAAGACATACTAGGTCTCTTTGCCTTATTTTGCATTTTTGTAGGTTGCTTTATCCGTGTTTTTAAAGATGTTGGTAATCATTTGAAGTAACAGAGTTGGCGGAGTGCCAACGAACTGATTCAATATGATTTAAAACCTTCTTTCCCTGATTACAAGCTCCCTTTAGAATATAAACGGTAAATTTAGAGCGTCCCGAATGGGCGCGAACTGAGGGTTTAAAATGTTATCACAACAAATTTTTGATGAAGCTGCAAAGGTTGCTAAACAGCATTTAGAGGGTAAGTTAGATGTTTCTATCAGTATTGAGGTTTTGCAGAAACTTTTAGATGATGAAGCTAGTGCTCATCTGTTTATTGTTGAATTTAATAACTATCTTGAGAAGTATCGATCTTGGTATGGAAAGGGATAATTTATTGGCATTTTATTACATGATGAAGCGAAGCTGGAGAGTTTGTCCTGGCTAAGACTAAATGATAAAAAACAAAGGTTTATAAAATATTGAGTTTTTAATGGATTGGCAAAATATTACACCATATTTGCCTCAGATTTGGTATTTATCTATCCCTTTGCTTATGCTCTTTTTTCATTATCTAAATAAGTACTGAGATTTCGTATAATGTGTCCTGATTATGTTACTAAGCCCTAGTGAGAAAATACGCAGTCTCACGGGGCTTTTTAACATCAATCTGCATTATACGAATATCGAAGGATTCAGCGGTGAGGGCGGGAGTAGGAGCCTCGACGCCCGACTAACCGATCCGCTGAATCACTTAAGAAGGGAGTCCACGTCTCTAGAGTGGACTTAAGGCTCGAAAATGAGCTTTTTTCACCTTAATTTATTTGGGTATTGTCAATTTCCCGCTGTTCGTAACTTCAATGTGGTCTAAACCTTCTTCAATCAGAATGTGAACTAATTCACTGTCTCTTACTGGTTGTTGACCTTTATTAATTAGAGCTTTGTTTAATTCGACAGCTTTTTTTCTTAGTAGTTCTTGTTCCTTGTCGTTCAATCTTACGCTCTGAACCATTTCAATAAATTCCAATGTTGCACATGTAGAAAATGATACATCTATTTTTGCATGCATTTATTGTGCATACTTGCATCATTGTGGTAAATTCCGACTTATGCATAAATGCATGCATGCACACATGGGGCGTTTTATGAACGATATGCTAAAACTACGGATGCCAATTAAGGCTTCACATGTCGATGTGGACAGTGAAGGCCGTCATTGCATCTTTGGTTTCAACTTACTCGATCTTGACTTACCACGTGTAGAAGCTCGATGCGTTTTTAAGGATGAGGAGGGGAACGTGGTCAACCAAGTCCTTAACCATCCTTATGATCGATTGCCAACATCATTCACTAAGATGGCTTGGAAATTTCACCATGAAGGCAAGTTATGGCCACATGTTGAATTGAAGGCTTCACCTGCAAAGATATTGCAGGGGCATAACGTTTATGGCACGGACTGGATAGAGGAAGGTGCTATGGAAATGCTAGGGCATTTCGCATTAGCTCAACCGACTTTATACGGCATGCTAGAAATTGGTGAAACTGAGGTCATGCAGATTGACGTTACTTATCACGCACGTTTACGTGATGATCGGGAAGTCGAACGTGCATTAGATTTCTTGCGGAATATCTCCACACAACACATCCGCAAATCAAGTAAAGCTGCCATCTATAAAAATACTGTCTATTTCGGCTCTGAACGTTGCAAGCGTTTCGCTCGTAAAGTTTACGGTAAATCATGTGAGTTTCAGGCTCAACTTATAGAACAAACCAAGCTAGCCAAGTCGAATGATAAAGCTGCCCAAGCTGTTGTAAAAGTGATGTCTGATTCAGACCTGATTAGCTTTACTCAAGGGCTTTTACGCTTCGAAACTGGTGTTAAAGCCTACGTACTTAAAGAACGCAATATACCGACTAATTTATTTCAGTTAATTCGCTACCAACGTCAAAACCCATACTTTCTACGCAATTTATGGACTAGTGCAAATAGTGAACTATTTGAGGCTCTCAAGGGGCAAAATATGAAACTTACTGATGATGATTCTATTTACAACAAGATACTTTCTGAGTTGCAACTGGCGAATTCTAAAGATTCAATTTCTTCCTCTGTTGCCGACACTGTTTTTAAGTTTTATAGAGACTTAGAGAATGTTGGCTGTACAACGCTACAAACTCAAATGGGTGATGAGAAGTTCTTTCGTAACTTCTCAAATTTGCTTAAGTGCGGATTTTCTAAGAATTATTTAGTCCGTTTACACGTTAATCCGCTTGATAACATGGATCATTTATCTGCTTACAACTTCGTATTTCGTGAGTTTAAAAAGGTTATTAAAGCTGGTTCAGCTTCTGCTACTCAAGCCCGTAATTTGCATACTTTCTATAAAGAATTGCGTGATTATGGTTATGACACCGTTCGTAATGAGTACAGTTCGGCTCAATTTAAAAAGCGTATTGCATCCTTAAGATCTTGCGGTTTCTCAAAAGGTGAACTTCAAAACCTTCATACCCAAACATTCAACAACATTATTCCGTTTATCAAATATGTAGAAATCAACTTCGATCAACAAGTGCCTGAAAACTTCATCGAACCTAAATCTTCATTCAACCTCAAAATAGCCTAAGAGGAATTAAACATGTCTCAAATTATCTTTAAAGCCAAACTTCTAAACGTAGATGTATCTGTTAACGAGAAAGGCGTCAACATGCGCTTGATCTTCGCATCTCAACGTTACGATAAAGGTCTAGACCAGATCGTTCCATGTTCGCAAAACGTTAAAGTGATTGATGATCATCATCATATGAAAGATTTTTACTTGTCATATAAAGGTCGTGAGATTTACTTGCCAATCGAAATGACAGCCATGGAACGCAATATTTTTTATAAAACGACTGGCGACGGTAAACCGTTAATGCTTGAAGAAAAACAACCAGTTAAAACGGTGGCTTAGATGGATCACTTGTTATGTCCGACATGCGGAATGCATTGTTTTAATGATGAAGATTTAGAAACTCATGAGTGCTTTATCTATTGTTATCAAGTGCTTACATCTACATCATTTCGTATAATGTATAATATGTAAATAAATCAATAACTTAGGATAATAATCATCATGTCACATATCGAATATAAGTGCAAGAAGTGTGGGGCAATATTCCTAAGTCATTTGATTTATTTCACCCATTTTTACCAGTGTGGGGCTAAAAAATGACAGTACAAGAACTGGCAGCTTTTAATGCTTTAAATGATTTCTACCTGTGGGGTGGTGTCTTTTTTGGTCTGATTATTTCAGGTTTCTTTAAGTCGTTACTTAACTTTCTTGCGCATCGTTTTGAACGTCCTTCACGTATACGTTTTCGCAATATGAATGGTCGTGCTGAACGTAAAGACGACTTTGAATATTTGTACTTGTACAAGGGCGAATATTACACCTTAGAGCAAAGAGACTTTTTGGTTAAGGAAAGACTTAAACAGCTTAAGGCTGTCACACGGTTTGACCTCAAGTTCTTTCTTATGTTTGGTCTTTTGATATCCACAATGACAGTTCTTTTCTTTAAGAACTTTCATCTAGGAATTTAAAAAATGGACGTATTTGTATGCTCAGCAATTGACATTGTAGACAACGTTCAAACGTGTACAGCATACGTCCCATTAACTGTTGCTCATTTATTCAATGGCTTAGCCATTACACAAAATGATTCTGTAGCGATCTCAATCGAGATAGCCAAAATCTGCGGTGTTCTCATCGCGTATACCTTCATCATGAAGGCTGCAAAACTTGCCTAACAACAACATAGGAGAAATGTTATGGCTTATCAAAATGTAGAAGTAATCGAAGCTCAAAATAAACATGAAAAATCATGGTTCAACCGCTTCAAATACAAATTAGGTGCTGGCGCTGCTGCCGTATCAACTGCTGTTGTATCTACTGCACATGCTGCTGTTGATTTAACTGCTGTTGGTACTGCTGTAACTGGTCAGCTTTCATCTGCACAAATTATTGTTGTCGATATTCTCCTCGCTGCTGCAATGATTACAGCCATCATTATTGGCTATCGCAAACTGAACAAAGGTGCAAACGCTGCCTAAATTAAAGCCCCTTCGGGGGCTTCCTTCTTTTGGGGTGAAACATGCCTGAAGCATCAATTTTTTATTGGATTTTACCTATCACAGTAATGGTGGTCACATGGGTCGTCATCAAAAATATTTAATCAAACTTATACTTTCTTTCTCTCTTATTTTCTCACCAATACTCGCTTGGGCAGGTGCTGCTGAAAAATGGGAAATTGTAGAAAATGTTTATGATCATTCTTCTCAACGGGTTAACGTAACTGCAAGAAAGATTGCCCAACAAGCTGCAAACTCTGGTGTATATCGAGTAAAAGTACCTGTTGATGCAGCTACTCTAGGTTCATCTGTTAAAACACTTTTAAAGGGCGGGATTGCTGTTGCTGCTATTACAGCTCTAGTAGAGGGTGTAGGTTGGATTATTGACGAGGGAGGCACTATAAAAAAATTAAAACCAACAGAAAATCCAAACTATCCCTTTATTTACATTATTGGTAGTAAAATTTATTACGCTGCCTCATATCCAAATGCTGTTTACTTATATTTTCAAGATTTACAAAAGACTTCACAATTTTGGAGTTCATCGACTTATATTGGTTTTTATCCTGACCGCTGTTTCTATGGTACTTATGATGACAATTGGTGTTCTGGCGACTTTAAATATGATAATCAGGGTGAAGGTTCTTCAAATATTCAAATTAATAGACGACCTAACCCCAATTATGTTCCTGATCAACCTCAATACGTACCTGTTACAGACTTAGAATTAGGCGATGAGGTTTTAGGAAATGGTCATGAACCTAATTCTTCTACTAAACCCGCTTCTGACATTATTACCCAAGCATATGATCCTAATAATGATACTGCTGGGGGCCATCAAACAGATACTGCTTTAGAAAATGCAAACCCTGAACCTGAAACAGATCCTAAAGGTGAAACAAAGCCTAAGCCGAATGTTGATACAGATGGTGACGGCAAACCTGATGTTTATGATCCAAACCAACCTGACGCTGGTCAAGAATTTACATTTCCACCTGCATGTGACTGGTTTCCTGCAGCTTGCGACTTTTTTAAAGTTCAAAAGCAAGACAACATAGACATAAAACAAAACCAAGAAAAACAACTTGAACAAGACAAAAATTTTTTTGAAAAAGTGACTGATTTCTTTGACTGGTTTAAAGAAGATCCATCAAATGATAATGAACTAGATATTGAACAATCTAATGAGCAAGAACCTAATACTACGATATCTTTTTCTACTTCTTGCCCTGCAAAAATACCATTGCAATTCAACTGGAATGGTCAAAGTTTAGATTTTTCTTTTGATTTCACAATCTGGTGTCAAGCGATTTCAACTTATGTTTACCCGATTGTAGTAACACTAGGCTCATTACATGCGCTCTATATCGTTACTGGAGTGCGTCAAGATGGCTAGTCTTTCAACTTTACTTGCAAGTGTACAAAAAGGCTTTCTTAAG